TTTTGTAATCGTGGACCTAAAGTTGTTAATGGTTGATTAAAATTATTAGTTGTTTTATTTTGCATATTATTAAGTTTTTCAAGTAATTCTTTATTTTGTTTTTCCAAGTTAATTAATTGATTATTAAAACGTGTATTCATTTCTGTAAATAATAATGTTTGATGTTTTATATTTTCAAGTAAATTATTAATTATAGTATTATCAATATAATTTGTATTTACATTTGTATTATTTTTTAATAATAATTGTAAATTTTCATTTTCAAGTTTATATTTTTCATTTTCTAATTTAAGTTTTTCATATTCAGCATTAATATCATTAAATAAATTAATATTATTAACTATAATTTCATTTAGTTTACTATATGTTAATTCTTTACCAATTAAAAATAATTCTTTTTCATTTTCATGTCCTACTAAATTTGATACCTTATTAATTCGAATATCTTGATGATTATGAATAAAATTTTCAAAATCTTTACTTAATTTAACTGGATAACAATCTAATAATAAACATTCATCATAATTTAATTTATGTTCATTAAATCTATTTAAAATACCTTTACGACTTTCACCAATTTTAACAACATATGTATTATCTTCATAAGTTTTAACTTTAATAACATAAACTAAAGAACCACTATTTCCAAATTTCTTTAATAATACATTTTGAACTTCAATTGCTTTTTCTATTTTATTATTATTTTTTAATTGTAAATTTTCATGTTCTTTAATTTGAACTTGCTTTTTAAATTCCTCACATTCTTCTTGAATAGTATCTTGTAAAATTTCTTCTAATGTTATGTAATAATTATGAATTTCACGTGCTTTTTTAGTATCAGTTTGAAGACATAATAATTTAAATGTTTTAATATTTAATAAGTATTTAATATTATTATGTCCTCCTCTACCTTCTTTATTTATATCATTTAATTGTTTATAATCAACATTTACTTTAAAATTTTTTTCAAGTAATCTTTTTGCATTTAATTTATATGAAAAACCTAACCATTGCCAAATATTATCTAAATCAATAATATAATCTGTTAATTTATTATAATTTAAATAACAGTAAAATGATGTAATAAATAATTTTTGTTCATCATTTGTAAATATACTTTTAATTTTTTTTAATAATTTATTATTAAAAGTGTTTGATAATTTTGTAATTGGATTGGTTTCAATTAACTTTATAATATCTAATATTTCTGACATTTATATATTTATTTAATATCATTATATCTTTATATTATTTTTGTATTGATAATAATAAGTAAAACAAAAATAATATATTTTTTTGCTCATCCTTAAAGATTAGCAAACGCTTATATACTTTTATAAAAACAAAATAAACTTTTATTTGCTTTTGTTGCAACAAAAATGAAAGTATATATACTTTTTATAATTTATATTATAAAAATATTAATTGAAATAGTCAGCATACATACTAATTACTGTAAGCCGTTCCGCCCCATTTGTCCATGGAATTTTTAATATTATTAATTCCAAGAACGTCCCATAACTTTCATTACAGGCTGGACTATATCTTAAGTATTCTAATTGAATACCCAAATCCATTTAGTCTCTGAACTTCCTATTGCACTATTACAATAGTTTAGTTGCGGATTGTCCATATATCTTATAAATTTTTACTATACCTCAGTTCTAATCTGAGCCAGTTTATTATTTCTAATAAACTTTAGTATTATAAGTTTTAGGAGTTTCCCGCAGTTTGAATTTGTCGCTTTTGTTTTTTATTAACAAAAACTAGCATATAGTTTTTTAACTAACTGTATTTGATACATTGTTAGTATGCTATATACTATTTGGCACAGGCGGTTGTTTATGCCACTCATGATACGGAGAACGTTGTAGTTAACATCATAGATGTATACTTGAGAACCATTTTCGGTATGAACCAATGCTGGTGGGTTTCTTGATGGATCGTAGTATGCCAAATCCTTCTCATCTTGAGTTCTCCAGAGGTCTAGAGTCAAAGTGGTGTTGTCAATACGAGAAAGGTTACAAGTGCCGCTTGGTTGATGTTGCTCAGGGTGCAAAGCGAACGAATATACGTTAACACCATTAGCAGGAGTAGACTTGTGACAGTTCAAAGTCTGAACCAAGTTGAAGTAAGCACCATTGCGTTTCTCAAAACGATCGTGACCGTTCAATTGCAACAAGGCAGACTTGACTGGATTGTAACTGTTGTCAATCAACAAACCAGTGTTACGTGGCAGGGAACCAACAATATCCCAAGAGTCATGGTAACGACGATCAGTCCATTGATCAACTGGAACAGACAAATCACGAACAGTCAAACTGTGCTCCTCAACGGAAACACTGTATACAGTTGAACCATTAGCAACACCGTTGTCATCAAGTTCCTTGTAAACAGTGATAACAAACTTGTGGACGTAACTCAACAGGTTGTATGATGCATCATCCTTATTGAAGAACGAACTCTGTTTAAAGAGTAAATCAATTGGAACAGTGTTCTCACTTTCCATACCAACACCGCGACGGAAAACATATGTGCTAGTTCCAACAACACTAGTAAGAGTAGAATCATTAGTCAAAACAACATATGGAGTATCCCATTCGGCACCACTTGTCAATTGGGCTTCATCACTGTCACCAGTAGAACCAATTTTAAGAGAAGAATCAACTAAGTTGACAGCAGCGTAATCCAAAGCATCAGTCCAGTCATCCTTGTGAGTGTAACCCAAGAAGTGAGTGTGGTTAGTATTGAAAGCCTTAGATTTAACAGCCCAAATCAATTCCTTGGTTGGGTGGTTGAATCCCAGTTTAACACGGACAGTGTTGCTGGAAATACCTTCCTCGCCAGTGAATTGAAGTTGAGAAATCAAATACTCATGACCAACTTGGGCAAAACGACGACGCTCTTCAGTGTCAATGTAAACGTAATCAACCAACAAAGAAGCATCACCAATGCTCTTGCTCTGAGCATCAAGATCAGCATGGCTCATGTTGCTGCTCATAACAGTAAGATCCTCGAATTTCGAGAACTCAATCCATAATTTAACTTCATGATATTGTACGATAATACCCTCCCTTTCGGGACATTTGTGAACATATATTAATTAAAATATAAATATTATGTTTTAATATATGTTGGGTCTAGACTATATTTTAAGCTTATTATAAAAATAATAAACCCAATGCCATTTAGTCGTTGAAGTGCATACTCTTTAAAGAGTACTTGCCTGCGGATTATCCATTATAAAAACATCTTTTATATTTTTACTATACCTCAGTTCTAATCTGAGCCAGTTTATTATTTCTAATAAACCTTAGTAATAAAAGCTTTAGGAGTTTCCCGCAATTTGACATTGTCGCTTCAATAATTTATATATTGAAACTAGTATTAATATTTATTTAATACTTTTTTGCCCAGACAATTTAGGCAATCAAAGGAAGTGCAAGACCAGTATTAGCGTTGCACCAGAATTGGAGTGGAACATAAAGTTCGGCATCTTGGGTGAAATAACCATTTCCATCTGGCTCTCTTAAGGCAGTGAGTTCTGGAACATCACCAATCAAAGTTCTGTAAGCAGACTCGTTATTAACATCCTTGGTAAGATCGTGCCATACAGACAACCAGTGACCATAGTGCTTGTCAATTTGAGAACCACCAATCTCGAACTGGACGTTATCAAAGATAAAGTGACCCAACTCACGAACCCAAGCGAATAACAACTTAGAGTTATCACCAGAGGTCTTAGAAGAGTCAGCCAATCGAACATGGTTCAACTTGAATTTCATGTACATCTTAGTAACCAAGTCACCATTACGGGTGATAGTAGCAGTAATCTTTCTACCAAAATCAGCAGAACCATTGAAAGTCAATTCAACAGTTTCAACAGCAAAATTGGTATGTCGACGATAAACAGTCTTAAAATAAGTTATTTGTGGATTGCCCGTTAAATAAACATCTTGAGCACCATAAGCGACTAATTGCATTAAACCACCTCCCATTTTTAATATATTATTAGAAATATAAAATAATTTTAAATAAAAATCAATAATTAAATATTATTTTTATATAAAATATTCATTTATATAAAACAACATAAATAGATGGCATTTAAATTCAAACCAGATAAGATTAAATATCTAAGTGAGATATCAACTTTAGACAGTTCTCATAGTGAAATTGTTGATACAATTAATAAAAAGAAAAATGAATTACCTAAAAAAGAAAAAAGAATTGAAAAATTAAATAATAAATTAAATGAATTAAATCCAAGTGATCCTAATTATTTAAATATTAGAACTAATATTTTAGAAGAACTTGATAAATTAAAGGAAGAAGTTAATGAAAGTGCAAATTATATGGATGATATAGAATATTTTGGTAAAACATATGATATATTATTTGATTATTATGATATATATGATACAAATCAAAAAACTACCCAAAAACAAGATGTAAATACTACTGAATCAGATAATACAAATAATATAGAATCATCGTCTAATGATCTTGTGTCGCATGATATTTTTGAATCTGATAAACTTGATTTATTAAATAAGTTATCAAAAGCAAAACGAAAACAAAAGAGAGTAGCACGAAAAAGAATTAAAGATATTGAATCATTAAATTACCAAGTAAATGATATATTTAATTATATTGGTGGTAATATAAACGAAGAAAATAAAAATTTAATAAATGAAAATCCAAAATTAAACAAAGCAGAATTATATGATGCTTATAAAATTGTTTTAGATGGTAAAATATATCAAAAAGAAATTTCAAGAATATGTTCATTATGTAATGTAGAAAAAATATTTGTTCAAAATGAAGGATTTTATGCATGTAAAAATTGTGGTGATGTTGAACATTGTATAATTGAAACAGAAGTTACAAATTATAAAGATCCTATGATTGAAAAACCAATTTTCCCTTATAAACGTAAAAATCATTTCCGTGAGTTGATTGTAATCAAACTGCTCATAAAAGTATATATAAAAAGTATATGCTAGTAATTATACATATTTTTAGTATAATTGCGATATTGCCAAATTGCGGGAAACTATTCAAAATATTTAGTTACTACTTGTTAAAAGTGATTTTATCAAGGACCACGGTTAATTGCCGTTCTCGAGTAAAAATACTAAATATTATAATACAATCCGCATCCAAGTTTGATAAGGTATCTTATCAAAAAGGTTCAGAGACTATAAGGTAATAGATTGTTATCTACAAATAACAATTTAAGATATAGTCCAAAATAATAAAAGATAATTTTATTATGAATGGGTTAAGTCAATTTCAAGCAAAAGAATCTACTGAAATTGATAAAGAAACTATGGAAAATATTAAAAATGAAATTAAAAAATTACGTATTAAAAATTATAATTCATTAACTAATAACCAATTAAAAGATGTTTTAAAACATCTTAAATTAAATGATCATTATGAACATATTCCTTATATTAAAAGTAGATTAACGGGTAAAACTCCTCCAACAATATCAAGGGAAGAAGAAGAACAATTATTAAAAATGTTTGATAAAATTCAAGAACCATTTAAATTACATTGTCCTAAGGACCGTATAAATTTTTTAAGTTATTCTTATGTATTACATAAATTTTGTGAATTAAGAGAATTAGATGAATTTATTAAATGTTTCCCATTATTAAAAAGCAGACAAAAATTGCGAACACAAGATGAAATATGGAAAAAAATATGTGGAGAATTAAAATGGGAATTTATTCCAAGTATATAAATTTTTTAATATTATAATATATTATAAATGAATATTGATACTCAATATGTTTTATTAAATAAATCTGTACGATTTATTCTAAATATTGTTTTGTTATATCTTTTTATTCTATGTATTGATACTACCAATTTATCACAAACTCAAACCATATTATTAATTTGTATGGGAAGTTCTGTAATTCTTTATATTAATGATTTCTATTTCCCACAATGTTCTATTAATATTGAACAAAAAAAATAATTTTTTAATCTAAAGAAATATTAACTTATTATAATATAATTATTATAAATGACTACTGAAGATCATCTTGATGAAGATAAAATTATTAAGGGACAATCATTTGTTTGTCTTTCTTTATTAACTCCTAGTTCATTTCCTGAAGCATCACGTGAAAAACATAAAGATCAGCCAATTATGGGGTTAAAGATTCGTGGTGTTTATGAAACTTTAGAAGAAGCCCAAAATCGTGCTGCACAATTGCAAAAACTTGATAAATATCATAATGTTTTTATTGGTGAAGTTGGTAAATGGTTACCATTTGATGTTGATCTGTCAAAGATGCAGAATGATAATCAGGTATATAGAGAGCAAGAATTGAACAATTATATGAAAGCATATAAAGATGCTTTAGAAGAAGAATCCGCAGAAGAAAAGAAACGTAAGGAAGAGTTATTAAAAGATGTTAAAGTAGTTAAACAAGATAATGCTGTAGTAGTAGAAGAAGAAAAAACTGAGCCAGTAGTAGAAACAGAGAAATTAAATAATAAAGAAGATCTAACTAAGAAGTTAGAACAATCTAAAGAAACTTTGGCAAGTTTAGAAGATAAGATTAATGAGATTAAGAAATTATCAGAAAAATTAAATAAATAATTTTTTTAATTAAAATAATTATATTGTAGTTATATAATTATTATAGATGGAATTAGTCAATGGTATAATAACATTAATATTATTTATAGGAATTATATTTATTGTAATATATTATGTTAAAAAGGATGGAAATAATAAAGAAATTATATATAAATATATTCCAAGAACATTAGAAGAAGAACAAAATGAACCAGTATTTGTATCTGAAATATTTAATGCAATGTTTTCACAACCATCTGTATGGATTGATGCTGTTGAAGAAGATAAAAAACGTTTAACTGGTAAATATAATCAATATTATATTTCGCAAAATTAATATTTTTTTATATTTTTAATAATGTGATCTTGAATATGATTCATCTTCATTTCCAATTTTTGTAATTTTAATTGTATTATCATTCGATTTTTTACCATAAATATCATTAATACCTATTGTCTTTTTCTTTTGTCGCCAATTTTCATCATAATTATTCTGATGAAATTTTATATATTGTTTACATCCTATTAATCCTACTTTTTCATTATTTGCTTTATACCAAAATACTTGATCAAATATATCTGCTTGAGAACCTCTATTTGATATAACTAATGATCCAAAATCTTTTGTTAATTCATTAAATACTTGACGGAATGATTCAAAATTTGGAAACATTCCTGCATAATGATCGTATAATCTTTTTTGATTTGAAAAATTAGAATCTTTTAATAAAAATACATAATCGAAATTACCTCGTAATTCTGGTGTAATACCTAATGGAAATTGCATTGTTAATATATACATAACTCTATAATGTCTTCCATTAAATAATAACTCTGTAATTGTTTGATCTTTCATCCATGTACCTTTTGTACTTAAACAATCATCCATTAATAAAAATGCTCTTGGATCAATATGTTTACCTTTTGCTGCTTTCTGTTTTTGTTTTTCAATCATATGATCTTGTCTAATAAGTAACTTGCTAATTAAATCGCTATTATATTCATAATGAATATATAAATCAGGAACAAATTCAGAATAAAATGCAGGATTTGCCATTTTTTCAGTTGGTGCAATAACTAATCCGATTGGAACATCTCTGAAATGTTTTAATATTGATCGACAAATCCAACTTTTACCAGATCCACGTTTTGCAATCATAACTATGGCAGGATTTTCAACCATTTGTGATAATTGAAATTGTTTAAAATTTAATTGTCTATTTCCTTCTAACATTATATTTTTTTGATTAGTCATATAATTTTATTGTATAAAAAAATTATATAATTTTTAATATTTTAATTTATATGTATTATTTTTTAAGTCGCTCTGTTTCAAAAATATATTATCATTCTTTAATAAATTCTTATTAATTATATTGTATTTAACTTTATTTTCTATTGGTAATATACCACCTTCTAAAGATGCTGGACGACTTATATTATTTATAATATTATATTCTTCATTATCTATATTTTCTGATGTATTTATATCATCCATTATCAATAAATATCCTACTAATATTACTATTAATGTCATTAATAAGGGTCTTTTAACTTCTCCAGTTGTTATTAAACCATTAAAAATTATATAACATACTGCAAATACTAATATTGATAATATTATAAAATATTCAACTAAAAAATCACTTAATTTACTCATAATATTATATTATTATATATTTATTTTTCAACTAAATTATCAAAAAATTTATCTTTCTTATCTGATAATTTATCTACTCGAATTTTATCTTCTGTATCTTGATTTACTTTTATATTCTTATTAATCACTGATTTACTAAAAATTGTACTCGGTTTAACTGGTTTTATTTCTTTTAATATTTGGATAGCATCTTTCTGATTTTCTGGATTTTCTGGAATATTAGTTGCTTTTATTATTTCACTAATTTCATTCATACGTGTATTTCCACTATCTTTATGGGTATCATCTTTAGTATGTTCAGAATTATTATCAGATGATGTTTCAGAATTATTATCATTATGAGTTTGTTGATCACTTTCATCATTATGTGTTTGCTGATTGGTTTCATCATTATGAGATTGTTGATTATGATTAATATATGCATTAACATCTTGCGCGGTAGTATTATTTTCAGGAACAAATGGTTCAGTAGTAGATTCATTAATAATTTTAGAAGGAATATTACCATATTTACCAAATTGTACATTATTATTTAATTGTTGTTGTGCCATTAAAGTCTCAATTTTATTTTTAAGATCATCATATGATTTATCTTTATTATGCTCAATATTAACAAAATCAAGACGCAAATATTCATCTAAAATCTTATTAAGAGGTAATGATTTTCGCATTGCAAGATTAATACATTTACGAATAAGAGTTTCAACATCTAATTTTCTGTCAATATATAATTGTGGTCTATCAGCAATATATTTAGTTGTTTCTACTAAACATTTATAAATAAAATCTTTAACAACTAATGAATCAAAGATTTGATTATTGGCAACTCGTGATTTACCTTTATATGGATCCCATGTAAAAAATAAAACATAACTTTTAAATGCAGACTTTATAATATAATCAAATGATTCTGGTTGAGCACTATTATTTTTAAGAATATGATAACCTTCTTCAATAACTTCACTATTAGCAGTTTTAGTTTCTTCTAAAAATTGTTTAAAAATTTGTTCAACTGACACTCTTTCAATATTACGATTTAATCTACGATTCTGTTCTATTTTTTCATGAATTGTCATTGAATCATTAAACATTTCTTTAATGCAATTATCAATATATGGAACAATCATATCATAAACAAATTCCATAGTCTCATGTTTAACTTCAACTAAATACTTATAATAACTTTCCATCTTTATTATAATTAATCATAATAAATTTTTATATTAAAAACACATCATTTTATTTATGCAGAATTTCCACCACGAGTTCCCAAGAAATTCGCCTGTTCTTGAGTCATGCATACACAACCTGCTCCTTCAAACATATTGGCACCAGAATATGGATTTGCAACATATTTATCTTTTTCTAAACAATTTGCATCAGCAGATAATTTATGTGGTGGAGCAAATTGGATTGGACAACATGAAGTGCTAATTCTATTTTGAGTTAAATCAAATTTAGCAATATCATCTTCTGGACTCAATGAATATAAGTTCTTATATCGTAATCTTAATTCATCATCTGAAATTTTCTTAGTTTCAGTATCAACATGGGGATCAGTAGTCCATGTAGTTTCATTGTATATTTTATCGGAAACATTCGCACCACTATCATTAGTTGGACCATAAACTTGTGTTAATGGCACAGTCGCACTAATTTGTTTCTGAATTGGTTTTCCATATTCAAGATTTTCAAAATAGTCTATATATTTATAGTATTTCAATAAATATACAACGACTAATACAAGTATTAAAATAATTACTAAGTTCATATATTATATTATTACTAAAATAAAAATATAATAAATTTATATTATATAATCTCTGTAATAATAAAATATTCTATGTAATTTTTATTATTATTAGTTATTATCCATTCAGACCGTTGATTTATTTTTTGTAATATATCAGGATTTTTTATTAAATCGTTATATATTTTTTTTAAATCTGTATTTGTTATAATTTGAGAAGATTCATCTAATATATATTTATGTTCTTTTCTTAATAAATCACGTACATTCTTGACTATATCACGTGTTTTAATATCTATATATGGATTTGAATCTGACCATATTATATTTAATAATGTATCATCTATCGGTACAGCAATCATTAAAAAAATATATGCACATTTTAATTTATTATTATTATATTTAATATATAGATACTTATCATCTTTTTTAATTTTATATTTTGTATTACTTATTGTATTAAATAATTTAATATTATTCATTAAAATAATGATATATTATTTTTTTATTATTTATATGGTTTAGATAATTTACGTATTGCTATACAATGTTGCATATGCAATTTATTTAAATATTTATTTGGATTACATAATATAAATTCTGAATAATAATTAACATTATCTAAATTATCATTAAAAAATGATTCAATAGTATTTTTAGGATAAAAGAATCCAATACCATTATATAAACTTTTACCATCACAGAATTTATCATGTAAATTTTTAATATCATCAATTTTGTATGTTTTCTTAATAAATATATTAGTTATATCTTCTATTACTTCATATGCATGAATATATCCATTCTGTTTATTTACACTACAACCTTCTATGTAATCAGATGCAAGTTTTATATATGGAGAAAAAAATCCATGTAATGTAGTTTTTCCTAATATTATTTCCTGATCATTATCAATACCTTTATCATCCATAGATCCCATATACAAAATAGTACCTTTTGGTATCGTATATGTTTCTACTTTACTCACTCCAAATTTTGGATTTTCTAATATAGTTGGATTTTGTACCTGTTCTTCAATTATATTTTCTTGTACAATTTCTTGATTATTTTCAGGAATATTAATATTTTCTTGTACAATTTCTTGATTATTTTGAGGTATATTTTGTTGAAAATCGATTTGTTGAAGATTGGTTGGTTGTATAATTTGATTATTATTTGTTAAATTATTAAGAGGATTATCATCTTGAACTGGTAGAGAATCATTAACAATAATATCAGGATTTTGATTATTATTAAGAATTATATTACCACCTTTTTGTAGAGAATAAGTATTAATTTGTTTATTAGTTAAATTAAGAAGAAAATTAACATTATTAAAATCTGAAAAAGAATTATTATTTTTAATAAAATTGCGTAAAGAAATAATGTTATTAATAATCATAGGAATATAAAACTATATATATAATAATGAATGTAAAAAAATTATTATGCTTTACAATAGTTAATGGATATGAATGTAAATATGGAGATAATTGTTTATTTGCACATACTATTGAAGAACAAACAAAAAATCCATTAAGACAAATTATATTTGATATGATATATAAAATTGATGATTTATCTGAAATAAATATATATAAAGATCAAATATTATTCAATGAATTAAAAATATATACAAGAGAATGTCGAAATTGTATATTATCAAAATGTGCAGGAGGATATAATTGTAAATTCGGCACATGTTTAAAAAAAATGAAGATATGTTATGATAATATGATTTATGGAAAATGTAATCATCAAGTAAATAATAATTATTGTATTAATGGAATTCATTTAACAGAAAAGAATTTAATACCATATAATATTAGAGAATTGGGTGATGATAATATATATGATAATGATAAAATAACGATAATTACGTATAATTTGAAGAAAAATATGCAAAAATGTAAAGAATATTTAGAACAAATATGTCCATAAATAATAAAAATATTATTGAAATAATTAAAAAATATTGATAATTTAAGATTATATTTAGTATGTATTAAATATAATGCAACATATTCAGAATAAATACAAACCAAAAACAATAACTGATTTTGTAGGAAATATTAAACAAATACAGTCAATATGTAGTTGGTTAAGAAATTATGATATCGCAACTGAAACACTTAAAAAATATAGTTTATTACGAAAACCAACAAAAGGAAGAAAAAAGAAGGTTACTGGATTAAGTTTAAAAGAAGAAAATATTTGTTCAAAACAAGGAAATTTAGTTGTTACAGGATCACATGGATGTGGAAAAACAACAATTGTTAATTTAATATTAAAAGATTTAAATTATGAAGTTATTAACATTAATACATTAGATAATAAGATAGAATTAAATAATAATTTATTAAGTAAATTATCAGTGATTAATCAACAAAGAAAATTTACAGAAGATGGAAAACCATTGGTATTATTAATTGATGAATTTGAATCAATTATTACAACATTTGAAAAAAGTTCAATTCTAAATATAATTAAAGAAAACAATTATTATAGATGGATTCCTATAATTATTATTGGAAATAATCAACATAATAAACAACTAAATGATATTAAAAAATTTGCAGATGAAGTTAAAATATATCCTCCATATCAAAATGAATTATTAAAATGGGTATATTTAATATGTAAACAAGAACATATTAATATAGATTATAATGCAATACCAAAATTTATAGAAAATTGTCAAAATGATATTCGAAGAATCTTAATACATTTAGATGAATTATTAATAAATTATGGAAATAATAAGAAGATTTCGATCTTTCAATTAGATAATTTTGATAATACTATGAAGACCAAGGACCAAGATTTTGATCTATTTAAATGTACTGAAAAGTTATTAACAGATTATAAAGACATTGAAACATGTATATATTTCTATGAAATGGATAAAGTATTAGTTCCATTAATGATTCATGAACATTATCATCGTTATTTACCACAGAATAGATATAAAATTATAGATAATTTTTCAAAGAGTGATATAATTGAAAATTATATATATGGTGAACAAAATTGGGATTTAATTGAAATCCATAGTATATTATGTAGTGCATATCCATCTTATTATATAAATAAATATGGATCACGCCAGAAAGGTAATAAATTATTTTTTCCAGAAGATTTGCATCGTACTTCTGTTAAAATGATGAATAAGAAGAATATAACAAAAACTAATGATATAAATAAAAAATTAAATATTATAACACGTAATAAAACTATGTCGGAATTTATTTATATGAATGATTTAAAGGATTAAATACATATAAGATATTTTTTATTTTTTTTTCGTTTTAACAAAAAAAAATATATAATTTATATAATATATTGAATATGGCAAGTTCTGATTCAGATGTTAATTATCTTTTAAAGAAATACCTCGGTAAAGATGTATCACATTATAAGATTGCCGAAAGTTTAAGAGGTCGTGGTAAAAGTGATTCTGATATTCAACGCATTTTGAGTGATTTCAATGCTGAGCGTAAGCGTGTTCGTGAATTCGCAAAGAAAGTTCGTAATAAATTGAAATCAAAGTATGAAAGTCTTTCTTTACCAAAGCAAATTGATAAGATCAATGAGTATCGTAAGAAATACAAATTTGATAACATTGAAACTGATAAATTAGTTGATATTGTTTTCAATATGAGAGACGAGCAGTTAATCACTAAGGATACTCCTTATAATGAAGTAACTCGTTTCTGGGGATGGCAGCCACCAAGTGTTATTACTACTGGTGAAATGAAGATTGAACAGGAAGATGCTGAGCCATTTGATCTTATCTTGAAGTTGTTTGATCTTACTGGAACTTTACATGAACGTGTTATGTCTCAATCTATTGATTATTCTGGTTCCAGACCAGTTACTCGTATTGATTTTGATAGAAGTAAAATTGATATTTATAACTCTATCCATCCTATCATCGCTGCGATGTTCTTCCCTAAGATCCCAATATTCGAAAATCGTATGTTGATGGCTTCTTTTGGTGAATTGGCTTATACTTTAGGTAAACAGAAGACTAATCTTACTAATGAGTTTAATATTGAGTTATTCAACGACATTAACTTTGATACTTCTCATAATACTGTATTTGGCAAGAAGTTCCGTCCAAGTGTTGATATTTTGGATCGTTTTAGTCTCCAAGTTGAACTCTGGAAGTCGGTTTATGCATTGCGTAACGGTAATTATAGTGCAAATAATGTTCAAATTGATTTCACTTATGCTCTTCAGAAATGCCGTGATAACTTGTCTGGTTCTGCTTGGGAAATGAACATTAAAGATGAAGGTATGATGATGCGTAAGTTGATGACTGCTTTCAGTTTAACACCAACTTATATTCAAAGTCTCCCAGTTATTAGTGTTGGTTTTAATAATGCTCAGCCAATTTCTACTAACGAAATGCCAGAATTTATGCCTGTAAATCTTATTACTTATAGAATCCCACCTAAGATTGTCGGTGTTAATGATGACGCTCCTGTTGCTAAATTATCAGATGTTTTTGATAGACCACAAACTTGGTGGCATAAGAACCAAATGTACACTAAGAAACAATCTATTCTGAGTAGTAATGGTGTTTTGGTCTTCTATATTCCAAGACGTAAACAAGTTTTCGATGTTAAACAAATTTTGGATCCACAGAAGTTTAGTGTTTTACCAGTATCTCAAAGCAGATGGCAGAATCTTGATAAGACTCCTGTTATCTTTGATCCAATATTACCAAGTATTGGTAATGTTGCTAAAGATTTCGCTATTGAATCTGTTGTTGCAGTTGAAACTCGTCGTTCTGATGATGCAATTATTGGATCATGTGCTATGGTTTTCCCAGATGGTGCTGATGCATTACATTATTCTCAATTTGATTATGATGAAGGTAATACTATGAATTACTTGAAGAAGATTAATATTACTGATGCAGATAAACCATCTTTTACTTCTAAGGCACAAACTCAAGGTACTATCTTTATTTACAAGGCTATGGAATAATTTTATTTACTAAAATTATAAAATAGTTTTGTTAAAGTATTTATCAAGGCTATGGAATAATTTTATTTACTAAAATTATGAAATAGTTTTGTTAAAGTATTTTTAACTTTTAATTATTTATAAAAATTTATAATTAATTAAAAAAATAGATTTGTTATTGATGGTAATGTTTTTCTACCAGCACGTGAAACATTAACAGGTAATGCTATTGGTGTTATTGGTTTATCTAATTGTTCAAGATATTCATTTTCTTGTTTAATTGCAGTTATCATATCTGGAACTAATTTATCAATAACATGTGCATTTAATTCTTTTATTTGTTTTATTATATTAAATGGTAAATTACGCCCATATTCTATATATACTGCACGCATAAATACTAATAAATCTGTAGTATTTTGATTTGCTTTTAATAAAAATTTACCATGTGTTCTTTGATAAACTTCATATTTAATTTTTTTTTGTATTCTTTCAATATTTTCTTCTGAAAAAAACATTTCTCCAACTGGTGTAACTTCATATACATTTTTCATTACACTATCATGGATACTATTATTTGTTTTCCAATTATTATATATTTCTTGTTTATTATTTTCATCATATAATATCTTCGATTTATCTACAGATTCTGTAAAAATATCTCCCTTTATTTTATCTAAAAAACTATAATTCATTATTATATTCTAATTAATAAAATATTTTTATATTTTATTAATATTTTAATAAAAAAATTATATCTTATAACTTTCTATATAATTTTCTATTGTTTGCCATGACTCATTAACTTTCTTATCTTGATATAATTTATATGTATCCATGTAGTGATATATTAAATCTTTCTTTACTCGAATTGTTTCTATTTTATTATCTTTTCTTGTTAAACACTCATATTCATGTTCATCTATATTTTTAACAAATAATAATAAAATATAACTATCATATTGTTCTTCATATACTACTATCTCTCCTGATATAAATGGACGACTATCATTTTTACTTATATTATTCTTTTCTATATCTCGAATTTTAGTTCCTATTCTATTATGTATATAATCTCCTAATAAATTACGAATTATTTCATTAAATTTAATATTGTTATTAAATAAATGTGCAACTTGTTCTATTTTGTTCTTAAAATCAATACTTGGCATAACACCTCCCATATTAATAAATTCTTGACTAAAATTATTAACATTAAAACAATTATTAACATTATCTTTAAAATATTCATTAATTTCATCATTAGTATTATTTAAAAAATTACCACGAATTTTTCTAAATTGTTTAATTTCATTTACATCTAAATCATGATAATCGGTATCCATTAATAATATCCATCCTTTATTTGGTATATAATAATCTATTCCATCTATTGTATACTTCCATAAATCAGTATCTAATGGATTTTGTTCTATTTTTTTAATATAAAAGTTCGAAACTAATGACATGTTTTTAAATGAAAATTTATATTTTTCCATGACATAAAATACTATTAATAATTGAGCAAATATACTCGACCATTCTTCTTCTGTTCTATTACCTGATTCTATTTGTTTTTTAATATTACCATCTGATACATATTTATGTGATGACCATTGATACATATTATAATCTGGACATTCTGTTAAAATTATTATACATTCATTACTAAATGATATACCTTTAAATATATTGTCAGCAACTGTTTTATTCGAATTATACATAAGATTTTTACCAAAATTAGTATTTGCATCTTTATTTCTAAAATAACAATATGATGATATAAAATTAGGTGATATCATTTTATTTTGTATATTATTTCTAATATATTGATAATATTGAACTTCACGCCATACATCCAAGTTATTATTTTCATCAACTTCTGATGGTAATAAGCCATACACTCTAACATGTAATCCTAATGCATCTTTTTGACATCTTACATTTGATTCTTTTTTATTATATTCTATTGGATAACATGATCTGTAAATTAACATATTTCTTGGTAATCCTTTATACGGATTGTCTGAAAATGTATTGGAATTATATGGATTTAATTCAGTTAATTTTAATCTCGAATTTAAACTCTTTTCAGTTCCCTTCCAATCTACATATTCACCCTCGGTTGTAGTAATATATCTACTTCTTATTTCTTTAATAAGTGCAATTCTTTCTTTTAATGATTTATATGATTTAAATATCTTTTCATTTGGTAATGCATCTTCATAAATAACTTGAGCATCATAATGATCTGCGTTGGGTCCACCTATCTTAATTTCATAATGTTTGTAATTCATTGGAGCCAATCCATTCTTTATCATATATGTTTGCATCTGAGGTGCCATCATTTGATTATATCCAATATATTGCATTTTATTTGTAATATCTGCATTTGGCATTGGAATAATATCTACAGGATTTTTACGTGCATTTCCATATTTATCATATGTAATATTTTCTTCACGTTTATTTGTTATGTCCTGTTGTGGTTTATAATCTTCTTTCGGTTTATAATCTTCTTTCGGTTTATATGGTTTTGTTTCAACTGGTTCTTCTCTTGGTTTTTTATCTTCAGGTAATAAAAATAATGGTAAACTTCTTTTACCACCATGCATTTGAATTGCGTTGCTTGTTTCATCAGTATTAATTATCTTTTTTTTTTCATAATGTATCTTTTACCACCAACCATTGGATTTATACCCATTTTTTGCATATATGCTGCAGCACGTGGATCCATTTTAGGCATTTGTTGCATAGGCATCATTTGAGGATTTTCCATTGGCATTGGCATAGGCATTGGTTCTGGCATCATTTGTTGCATAGGCATTCCATGTGGCATATTCATTTCTGGATTATTAAATGATGGAACAGTTGGCATCTTATAATCAAGTGATTCTTTAGGTTTTTTGACACTACTTTCAGAATCTAACGATGATAATGATGTTTCTGAGGATTTTGATTTAGAAATTTTATTTTCTTTCTTTAATATAATTTTTTCTAATTTCTCAATACGACTTTGTAATTTCTTAATCATTGATTCTTTATTATCAGAAGAATCCGATGAATCAACTTTTCTCTTGGCAATCAATCTATTTTCAACAATAGATGATTCAGAAATTGAACTTAATCCATCATCACTGGTTGAACCATGATTTTTACGATAATGTAATTTTGATTTTTTTGATGATTTTTTATGTTTTCTTGATCCCATAATAAATCTTATAAAGAAAAAAAAAATTATAAAATAACTTTTACTTTTTATATAATTACAATTCAATTATATAAAAATTATTGTTTTACAAACTCTTTGAAAAAATCTGTTTCTAATAGTTGTGCTGGTGTTATATATTCTTCGTTAACTAATAATCTACTTCGTTTATTAACTTTTTTAGTATCTGGACGATATTCTTTAGGAACAACAAATTGGATAAATTCTTTTACTTCTTTAGGCACTTCTGGTCTATTTAATAAATCAGGTAAAAATCCTTTGTATACTAATGTACAGAAAAAATAATGTATATCATAATAACGATTTTGTACTGGTTTAATATTGATATTATTAGTCCATTCTTGTCTGACTTTATCATTATCAATTACACCCGGAATACATGCAAAATCAAAATCCCATAAATAAATACAGTATCCAATTGGAGGTAATTTATATTTAACATCATTTACCGAATATAATTTAGTATTATCATTTTCTATTTTTGATATTAATATATTATTTGCTTTTAAATCATTGTGACGAAATTTAGGATATTTTGATTGAATTATTGCAAGAGTAGAAATAATTTGAAAAAATAAACATTTCCAATGAATTAATTCTAAATTTAAATAATGTTTTCTTAAAAACATTCCTAAATCACCTCGATTTGCCCATTCTGATATTAATACTGATACTTGATCATATAAATTACCACTTGTATAATTTTTAACAAATTTACCATAATTATCATTTTGGGCTACATCTTCATCATCTTCGTATAATTTTATAAATGGTTTAATACTCGTATTAAATATACTACAAGGTATTATAATATGAGGTGTTTGTCGTTTTATTACAAAGTATGATAACAATTTTAACATGCATATTTCAGCATTTTCTGGTCTTGATAAATTATTAATTGATCCATATCCTTCTTTTTTAGAATATGCTACAACTTTTAATGCAAAATAATATTTATCATTTCCTTCTTCATCATATATTATTCCTTTAAATGTATTTCCATATGCACCTGATTTTATATATATTAATTTACTATTTAATCCTGTTATTACTTTTTGTAAATTTAATGTTTTTTTACCTAAAACACTTTTAGTATCTGCAGATTGATTTTCAGATAATTTTCTTTTTTCTAATGCACCATTAAAACATTCAGTATCTGCCGATATATCAAAATTTGCTAAAGGTTTTGAATCTCTTAATTCTTTTGTATTAAATATACTTTTAATTTCATTTAATCTTTTATCTATTATTGTACTCATTTTATTATTATATATATATTTATATTTATTTATTACTTTAACTAACTTATTATTTATATAAAATTTTAATTTTTATAATAATTTTCTATTACTATATTTTTATTATCTATTATATTTATTTTCATAATTTCTTTAATATAATCATTATATTCCAATTCACCTATAATTGGTATTTTAACGGGATATTTCCATTCTTTATCATCTTTATTAATTTCTATATTGTAATTTTCAGGAAATAAATAACCAATATTTTTATTATTTACAATTTGATCAATTATATCCTCGTTTATAACATATTTATATGTTCCTTTAGGAATTGCAATTATCAATTGTTCAATCGGTTTTAATTTACATTCTGATTTTTTTATTAATATATTTATTGGATAATATTTAACAATATCTGAAATTAATGGTGCTATCATATATGGATATCCCCAACTCCATGATTTACATCCTTTTGTGTAATATTCAATACACCAATCAAAACCACTAATGTATTTTTCTACCATATCTATTATAATATTCTCATCAATATCACCACTTAATCCTAAAAAGTATTTGTAATATTCATTTTTATTATCAAAATGTATTTTAATATTATCATCATTTGATTTTTCTTTTTTCCATTGTTCTGTCCATACTAATTTATTAAATATTGATTGTAGCATATCATGATTTATTTTGTTATTTTCATATAAATTACATTTAATTAATTTTTTAATATCATAATATGATGATAATATCTTATCTAATCCTCCTTTTCTAATATCAATTGTTTTCATATGAGGTAAAAAGTCATTACCTATGATATAACATAATATGATAAAATCTTCAACTTTAATATCTAATAATTTAATTGTATTTTGTAATTCATTTATATCTACGTAATTATATTCTATTTCTTTATTGTAATCAATTTCTTTATTATCAAAAACTTGTTTTTCTCTCATAACATATATGTCATTATCGTATTTTTGATCAATACTTAATGTTAAAAATAGAAGATCTGCATCTAATCCGTAAACTATAATTTGTGAATCTCTAATCTGTTCTTTTATATATTGTATAATTTTATGTTCTCCTTCACCTATGATTTGATATGATGAATAAATATATTTTATTTTCTTTTCTTCTAAACTTTTAATATATTTTTTTAAATAATTATCAATTCTTTCCATAAACGGTGTTCCGGGTGTAATTTCAATTGAAGTAATTGGATATTTTGTAATATCGGGTTCTTCTAATTGAAAATTTTCATTTAAATACATCTTTGGATCCATATTTTTCTCATATAAATATTTATATCGTCGTTGTCTTTGTTGTAATATTTTTGCCATTGGAGCAACACCATCAATTGCGATATATACAAACTCGGATTTTGTTTGTTCTATAATGTTATTAATGTATTCACTTATGTATTTAAATATTTCATCTTCTAATTCATCCCGACTTATGTCTCTTTTATCATGTTTTACTTTACTTATAATAAAATTAACACATGGATGTAATAAACAATTTGTATCTATAAATAATAAATTATTCTTTTTTATAAATTTGGGAGTATTTATAATTAATTTCTTGTTATCTCGTTTTTTTCTTAATAACCAACTAAAAAACCCCGGAACACCCATTATTTCTTTGTTATACTTAACTTATTATTACTTTGTGTTTTTATTTCATTTTTTTTATTTATATAAAAAAAAGGTAGAAATCAAATTATTTCTTCATTTTTTTTATTTATATAAAAAAAAGGTAGAAAACATATTATTTCTTAATTTTTTTATTTCATCATTATTTCTTCATTTTTTTATATATAGTAATATTATAATATGTCTTTATTTTTAAAATCTAAAAATCTTTTCCGTGGAGAGGAACCAACCACTGTTGTTCGTAATGAGATTGCTCAATTTAGAAACCAATTAGTGCAAGCAAAAAAGGAATATGCTAAATTAACTGGTGGTAAAAAATCATCCAAGAAATCTTCCAAAAAGTCTTCTAAAAAATCATCCAAGAAATCATCTAAAAAGTCTTCTCGTAAATTATCCAGAAAATCATCCAAGAAATCCAAGAGTCAACGTGGTGGTGCTGATGTTTCTTCCATTTCTGATATGAATGAATTAATGGGTGGTAAAAAATCAAAGAAATCATCTAAGAAATCATCTAAAAAGTCAAAAAAGTCTTCTAAGAAGTCTTCTAAGAAATCCAAGAGTCAACGTGGCGGTGATCTATCATCAATAACTGTTGTTGGTGAAAAACATGTTGGTGGTAAAAGAGCATTAAATCCAACTATGGCTGCTATGTTAAAAACTGCAACTAAAGTTCGTGGAATGTTAAAAGGTGAAAAAGTTGGTATTGAATTAACAAGTTTTATAAGTAAATATAGACATAAAGCAAAAGATACTTTATCTGGTACTCCATCAATTGATGAAGTAGAAAAGAAAACTTTGCAATTAATTGAAGATGTTCTTAGCAAAAATGGTTTTGATAAATTTATTAGCGAAATCAGAAGTTTCAAGAAAGAACGTAAATCTAAGAAATAATTATGATTTTATATAATATTATATAAAAACATTATAACAATAATTGATTAAAATTATTATTATTTAATGATGCAAATTGATTATATGCATCTAACTCAATTGGTTTTGTAAAACATTTTTCATTATCTTCATTTGTTAATACTGAACTATTTTCTTTACCTATTTGAGTTAAAATACTATTTTTATTTTCAATAAGTTTAACTGAATCACTTGCATTTGTTTTATCAATTAAATATGGAACATTACTTAAATATATTGAATCATCATCAGATACATCAGTTGAAATTGATGTTTTTGTTGTAGAATTATCTGTAGTATTTTCAAAATGTTCTTTAGTATTAGTATTTTCTAATTTTTTATCAGAATTTTCTTTAATATTTAAATTAATATTTTTTTTATCAACAATCCTATCAACCATAGATGATGGTAAATTAATATTAATATTTGTTAACTTATTATCTATTAATTGTATTATATTAAATCCGATAATAAATGCAACAAGTAATGCTAATATTATAATTATAATTGTATCTAATCGATTATCACTCATTATATTATTTAAATTATATATTTTTTTATTGTAATAATAATTTAGAAATTTCATCTATATTATTTTTTAGTTTTTTATCATTATTTTTAATCTGGTTATTAATAATATCTATTTTATTCTCGATTAATTTATTAGTTTCTTTATCTAAGTTATTTTTCTTTTTATCATATATTAATTTTAATAAATCAAATTCTAATTTATAAATATCATAAATTTTATTCTCTAAATCTTCAGAATTTGATAAATCTTTATTTTTAGTTAATTCATCAAATTTTAATGATATCAAGTCTAAAATATTCATTATTTCATCATCATTCATGTATATATCTAATATTTTATCAAATTCTATAAATTGTGGTACCATTAAATATGGATCATAATAAAAGTCATAATATGGATAATATGATCCACCTAATCCATTATGAATATATGTATTACCTTTATGAATCATGTGATCTGCAATATGTTTATCACGTTTAGTTAAATGTTTTTCTTTATGTAATTTCAGTCCATCACGTAATAATAAACGTCCTTCATTCATTTTTTGTCTATTTGCAACATTTGGATGTTCTAATTTTAGATTTAAAGTATTACCTGCTTTTCTTAAACTCGATTGTGCTAAATGAGGTTTTGTTGCATGAAAATTATGAGATCTATCCATTGGACTAAAATGTTCAGTTATTAACTGAAATGATACTAATATTAATATTGTTAATATTACTGCTAAAACCATATTTTCAGTTGCAGTATATGTTAACATTATAAACAATATTAATTTAATATAATCCTTCTCAATAAGCGATGCTACATTATTTTTATAAATATTAAAATAAATAGTCAAAAATACAGCAACAACCAAAATTGTTATAATCTTTAATTTATGATTTTTACCAAGATCATTTACGATTTTATTAATTATTTCTACCATTATATTTAATTATATATAAAAAAAATGATTTAACAATTATAAATATATATTTAATTATGAATAGTTATGGAGCAACTAATTATTAATGGTATATTAAATAATTATGGTTATTGTATAAATAAGAAAAATATCGATAATACTAATTTAGAAAATATTAAGAAATATTTTATAGCAGAACCATATTCAAAATTTCAAGAATTTGAACCATTTGAAACATATTATGAAGATGAAAATTATATAGTATTACCTAAATTTGTTGGTAAACAAACTTTTAAAATTAATAATAAAGAAATAACATTTAAAATTAAAAAGATGGGATATAAATACAAAGAAGTTAATTTTAACTTTAATGGTAAGATGCGTGATTATCAAATTAAAATTATTAATCATGTATTAGATACTTTTCAGAAAAACGAAGATGAACGTGATCCAAGTGGTGGCATTATATCATTAGGTTGTGGTGGTGGAAAAACATTAATTGCGATTTACTTGGCACATATTTTACAAGTTAAAACTTTAATTTTAGTTCATAAAGAATTTTTAATGGATCAATGGATTGAAAGAATTAAAAGTTTTACAAATGCAAGTATCGGTATGATTCGTTCAAAATATGTAGATGTTGATAAAGATATTGTTATTGGTATGGTACAATCAATCGCAATGATTGATTATGATCCAAGTATTTTTAATGATTTTGGATTAGTAATTTATGATGAAGTGCATCATCTTGGTTCTAAAGTTTTTAGTAATTGTTTAATGAAAACATCTGCAAAATATACTTTGGGTTTATCTGCAACACCAGAAAGAAATGATGGCATGCTTACAATGATTAAACAATATATTGGTGATATACTTTATAAGATGGAAAAAAAGAAAAATTATAGAACATTAGTAAAAAAAATTATATTTAATTCAACATCAGAATTATTTAAAGAAAAGAAGAAATGGTTTCAAGGAAGACCACGTCCATCTCACAATACAATGACAAATAATCTTATTCAAATAGATTCACGTAATAAATTAATTATTAATATTATTGATAGACTTAAAAGTGTTGGTAGAAAAATATTAGTTTTATCAACACGTATAGAACATCTTGAAGTTCTAAAAAGTGGTATTGATGAAATAATTAAAAATGATAATGAAGAACATATTTACAATACATATTTTTATGTTGGTAAAACTAAAAAAGGACAAAAGAAAATGGCAGAAACAGATGGTGATATTATTTTTGGAACAAAACAATTAGCAGAAGAAGGTTTAGATATACCTCATCTAAATACAATTGTTTTAGCAACACCTGAAAAAAATCATAAATCTCTTTCTCAAATTATTGGTCGTATTATGCGTAAAGAAGCAATTGAAAATTTGAATGATTTGCCATTAGTTATTGATATTAGCGACATGCTATCAATTTATAAAGCATTTTCAAATAATCGAGATATTTATTTTAAAAAACAAAATTTCTTTGTTGAAACATATAATTTTGTAGACGAAAATTATATTAATAATAAAAATGTTGATAATATTAAAGATCCTATTAATCATGTGTTAAATAATATTGAAGATGATGATTTTATTGAAACTTTAATTATTTAATTTTATATAAAAAAATGATTTAATAATACAATATATATATTTATTATTGATAAAATGAAAAAATATATACCTTTTACAGAAAAATACAGACCAAAAAATTATAATGATTTAATTATTGATAAAATTATTAAAACTAAAATTGAATCAATTATTCAATCAAAAGAAATGCCAAATATGATTTTAACAGGAAAATCTGGTATTGGTAAGACTGCTACAATTCATTGTATTGTAAAAGCAATATATGCAAAAGAAAATATTCCTGATGCAATTCTTGAATTAAATGCATGTGATGATAGAGGTATTAAAACAGTACAAGATACTATTGTAAATTTCTGTAAAAAGAAAATAGATTTTATTAAAAATTATGCTCAACATAAATTAGTTATTTTAGATGAAGCAGATAATATTACACCTAAAGCACAACGGTTAATTAATTTAATTATGGATAAATATACTAATACTAAAATTGTATTTATTTGTAATAATACTACTGATATTATTGAATCTATTCAATCACGTGCTGTCATTATTCGATTTTCAAAACCACCTTTAGATAAAGTTATTGAAAGACTTGAACTTATTTGTAATAAAGAAAATATTCTTTTTGAAAAAAATGCTCTTAAATTAATTTTTGATTTTTCACAAAAAGATATTAGACAAACTATTAATATGTTAGAATTAATTTATTATTCATTAAATAAAGATGATAATATAATAACAATTGAAAAAATAAATGATTTATGTGATATTCCGCCACAAACATTAATGAATGAATTATTAAATAGTATTCTAACAAAAGATATTCGAAATATTATTAAAATATTAAAATCTTTTCAAGAAAATGGTTATTATTCACAAGATGTTTTATTACATTTCATACAACATTTACAATATTATATTAATACATTAAATGTTGTTAATCCACAATATGATCAATTAATTAATATTTTAAATAATTTGGCTTATTCTGCTTATGATATGAGTAAAACTAATTCTACATTTTTACAATTAACTTCATCTATAGTACAATTGTTATAAAAATAAAATTTGATTTTTTTATATTATATTCTTTTTATAATATAAGTTTACAATGTTTTTCCTTAAAACTGATAAAATTTTTACAGATATTATACATGATAATATTTCTGTTAGTTTATTAGCAAAGGCAATTATTGATACTAAAATATTTCAAAGATTACGTAATTTACATCAATTAGGAGTTTGTTATATGATTTTTCCTAATGCAAATAATACAAGGTTTGAACATTCTTTAGGAACATATCATTTATCTGGTAAAGTATTACATGCTATTAATAATAATTCAGATCCACAAAATATTAATAAAGCATTAATTCGTGTTCCATATATTAAAAATTATCTTATTAAAACACATTCAAATGATGACACTGAATTTAATATTAAAAACTTTGATTCTTCTTTATTAGATGATTATTTAATAGAATTAATTAAAATTGCAGGATTATGTCATGATATCGGTCATGGACCGTTTTCTCATTTATTTGATGAATGGTTATACACTATTGATGATATTAAAAATAATAAATATATTCATCATGAAAATAGATCTATTTTATTATTAAAATATATTATTGATAATAATTATTTATCTCATAATAAAGAATTATATAAATTAAGTGAATTTATTGATGATGATGCATTCGAATTTATTTCAGAATTAATTAATCCAAATGAAGATACACCTAAGAACTTTATATTTCAAATTGTTTCTAATAATTTAAATGGTTTAGATGTAGATAAATTAGATTATTTAATTAGAGATTCATTTTATTTTGGTATTGATTCACCATTTAAATTATCTCGTATAATTGATAATATGAAGATTATTAACAATATCATATGTTTTCCAGAAAAAATTACATACGATATATATTTAGTATATAGAACTCGATATGACTTGCATAAACAATATTATAATCATAAAACGGTTGTTTGCATTGAATATATGATTAAAAATATTTTTAATAAATTAGATAAATTTTTAAATATTATTCAAGAACTTATTAATGAAAATAATGATAAATTTATTAATAAATTTATTAATTTAATTGATCATAGTATTTTTAATACTGCACAAACATTAATTAGTATTAATTATAATAAAAATTTAGATGATTTATTAGAAATCGATACAATTGTTACTAATATTAATACTCGTAATCTATATAAATGTATTTATACTAATTTATATGGAACAGATGAAAATATTGATGATGAAATTAAGAAAAATATGTTAAATAATAAACATTTAGATGATAAATTAATTCCTGTTATTCTTAAAATTGGTTTGCAAAGTGGCAATAAGCCGCATCCTTTTGATAATATATATTTCTATTCTAAAAATCGCGAACCATATATTATTCCTGCTAATGAAATTACTCATTTAGCATCATCGTTTCATCAAGAAGTAATTTTTTATATCATAAAAACTAATTAATATATAATTTAATAATAATATGTATATTTCTATTGATTTTGGAACATGTAATACAGTAATATCTTATTATGCTAATAATTCAGTTAATCATTTTTATAATCCATTTAATGGTAATGTATTAATACCATCAACTATTACATTTTTATTAGATGATGATAACGATATACCTAATTCTAAGAATGAATTATTATTACATAAACATTATATTATTGGTGAAAATAGTAATTTTACTTTTTCAAAATTTAAAAGAACATTAGGAACAAATCATATTTATGAAATAAAACATTTTAAATTTACATCTCAAGAATTAGTTACTTTATATTTTAAAGGTTTATATGACATTATTCATTTAGATAATCCAGAAATTATTGCAACAATACCTGCATATTTTAATGATAAACAGAGAAATGAATTAATAAATTCAATAAATAATGCAAATTTTAAACTTTTTAAATTATTTAATGAACCAACATGTGCGTCTGTATATTATATTAATACATTTAATACTGATTTTAATAAATTTATTATTTATGATATTGGTGGCGGAACATTAGATATAACTGTTGTTGAATATAATAAAGAATTAAATATTTGTGAAATTATTGATATTTATGGTAATAGTGAATTAGGAGGTATTGATATTGATCATATTTTAATTAATGATATTAAAAATAAATATAATATTCATAAAAATATTAATGTTATTGCAGAAGATATTAAAATTAATTTATCATTTTTAAATAAAGTAAATCATTTTGTTGATGATGATAATAATACTCAAATTGTTTATACTCGTGCTAATTTTGATAAACTAATAAATGATATTATAGATAAAATGTTAAAAGATCTATATCTATTAATAGATAAATGGAATATATTGTCAATTTCACAAATTATATTTGTTGGAGGTCCAACTCATATTCCATTAATTCATGATAAAATTAAAAAATATTTTAAAACAAATGAAGAATGTAATCTTTTTACAAATAATTTACATAAAACAATTGTTGCAGATGGTGCATGTATTTTATTTAATTCTATTAAAAATAAATTTGATTTTACTTTATTAGATATTTTACCAATGAATATTGGTATTAAAGTTAATAATGAAATTATTAATGTTTTAAATAAAGGAACAAAAATCCCATCATGTATTGAATATGAATTTACAACATCTCGAGATGGACAAGATACAATTGATATTGATATTTATGAAGATAATAATAATATTGGTAATTATACCATTACAAATATTCCTTTAGTTAAAAGAGGAGAAATAATTATTAAAATTTTATTTTCATTAAATAATAATGGAATTTTAGAATTAAATGTTAAAAATATTATTAAAAATTTAGATATTATTCAAGATCATAAAATTAAAATTATATCTACTACTAAAAAAATAGATTTACTTAAAAAATTATTATCACTTAAAAAATAATATTATATTATAATAATATATATTACAAGTATCATTTATAATGCAAATCTTTATTAAAACATTACAAGGCAAGTCTATCACTTTTGATGTTAATGAATCAATGTCAATTGTTGAACTTAAAAATATTATTGCACAAAAAGAAGGAATACCTGTAGATCAACAACGATTAGTTTTTCATGGAAAACAATTAGAGGATAATAATACATTAAAGGATTATGAGATTCAAAATGAGGATAATATTCATTTAGTTTTACGTCTTCGTGGAGGAGATTCAATGCAAATTTTTGTTAAAACATTAACAGGTAAAACAATTACACTTGATGTTGATCCCGCTGATACTATTGAATCTGTAAAAAGTAAGATTCAAGATAAAGAAGGTATTCCACCAGATCAACAACGATTAATTTTTGCAGGAAAACAACTTGAAGATGGTAGAACGCTTGCAGATTATAATATTCAAAAAGAATCAACATTACATTTAGTTCTGAGATTATAAAATAAATTAAATATTTTTTATAAATTATTTAATTAAAAAATGTTGGAGCAAAATCTGGAGGAGAATATACATGAATACTTACTGAATTCTCATTTGCTTTAATTTTATGAAAACCAAAAATATCATGTGTATAAGATACTGTATTTAATAATATATTTTTTTCACGATATTTGCGTAAATTTTCATCTTCTTTAAAAAACAATTGTTCTTCTAATGATCCTTCTAATAATTTTAATACACAACCTTGTTCTGGATGATTATGAATTCGACTTTCTTGATTTTCCAACCAACATATTAAGTATACTTCAAAGTTTTTATTACTAAATAACTTTATTCTATTATATTTATTTTCAGTAAAAACAACTTTAGTTTTCCAATCAGTACCATTATATTTTTTTAAAGTTTCAGTAAAATGATGAATAGTTGAATTATCAATAAATTCACTACATAATTTTTTATATAATTTTTCAAGTGTATTAAGTGCCATTAAAAATTGATTATATTATCCTAATAATATATAATTATAATAATTATTACTTAAATGAATTTACTTAATTTATATGATTTTTGGTTTAATTCCAAAAAAAATAATTTTTGGTTTAATTCTACAAAACAAGATGATTTACTAATTTATAATAATTTTCATCAATTATTTAGTATTGATTATAATATTCATAATCTTACACTTAAAGAATTAGTTGCATTAGTTATTTTACACGATCAGGTAATTAGACATTCAAATCGTGTATTAAATATTAAAGAACAAATAAATCAAAGTATTTCTATTAATATTTGTAATTTAATTTTATCAAAATTCGAAAATAATCTAAATGATAATGAATTTGTTTTTGTCATGTTACCATTTAGACATACTAATGAATTTACTAATATTAAATTTGTATTAGATAAAACATGGAAACGTTTAGAACAAAATAAAACAGAAACTTTAACTAAATTTATTAAAGCAACATATGAACGATATGTATTAAATAATAAAAATAATAATAAATTATTTGATACTGAAAATATTATTATTCGTGACACTAATAATATTGATAGTATATTTATTAATTCATATAATAATGAAATTATTGATATTGTTAAAGATAATTTAAAATCTTCTAATAAAAAATTAATATTATCATTATCAGGAGGAGTTGATTCAATGGTTTTATCATATATTCTTAAAATACTTAAAATTCCATATATTGCAATTTTTATTAATTATTGTAATAGAGAATGTTATTTAGATGAAGAAAATTTTATTGTAGACTGGTGTAATAAAAATAATATTAAATTATATATTAGAAGGATAACAGAAATTAATCGAGAAAAATGTATGAATTTTGATTTACGTGATTTATATGAATCTTATACTAAAGATATTCGATTTAATTCTTATAAAAATGTTTCAATTATGGAAAATATTAATTTAAATGTATTAATGGGACATAATCGTGATGATTGTTTTGAGAATATTTTAACAAATATTACCAATAAAAGTAAATATGAAAATTTATTAGGAATGGAAATTAATTCAATAATAGATAATATTACTTTTATTAGACCAATGTTAAATGTTGATAAAAAGGATATTTATAAATTTGCAGAAACTTTTAATATTCCTCATTTACCAAATAGTACTCCAGAATGGAGTCAACGAGGCAAAATTCGAGATATTGTAAGACCAACATTAGAATTATGGAATGAAAAAAGTATTGAGGGATTCTTTAATTTAAGTAATATTTTAACAGAACAACAAGAAATTATTGATAGTGTAATTGATAATATTATTAGTAATATTCGTAATAAAAGTATATTACTTAAATCAAAAGATAAATTATTATTAAAAAATGTATTTTGGAAAAATCTATTTATGAAAATGAATATTAAATTTTCACAGAAAGGATTAAATAATTTTATTATTCGTCTTGATAAATTTATTAAGAATATTGATAAACAATTTATAAATGCAATTAGTCAATTCGAACTTGGATTTAATTCATCAATCAAATGGTGTAAAATTAAAAATAATGATTTAATCTTTTATTTTTAATTAAAAATTTAAATATTTTTTTATTAATAATGGATACATATGAATCTGATTCGGATATAGAAGATAATGAAATAAATATAGAAGAGGATTATATTAATAAATTTTTATTTTTTAAAACATTTCAAGAAGAGTTAGAGGTATTCAAAACTAAATATTCAAATTCAATTATTTATTATATTATTTCAAATAATTTAAAAGAACTTACTTCTACTAATTTTCATTTAGATTATTCTGATTTAATTTTTTTTAATAAAAATAATAATAAAAAAAGAAATTATGTATGGTATGGGTTGTATATGAATATGCGATATGTAAATACAATATATTATTTATTATTAAAGTTAATAAGTATAAATTATCATTTAAGAGTAAGATGTAAATGTTGTATGCTTAAAAAATGCGATATTACAAAAAATGAAGAAGAATTATCCATAATGATTAATAATATATTAACTTCTATAGGAACATTACAATGTAGTTGTAAATATGACAATAAATTTAATTATTTATACAAAGAAGATTATTACAATACAAAACAAAATTATAATATATTAACAAAATATTTACCAAATATCATTTCATTATTAAAAAATATTTATAAAATTCGTACAAATATTGAAGAATTATATTTAACTAAACCTACAAGATGTATTCATGATGATATTCGTAATCGTAATATTGTATATTGTATTGATCAACGTTATCATAAAATAAATAATAATCATATTATACGTATTATTTCTATTATAGAGTTGGTATATAACGAATATATTAAAAATATAGAAATTATTAAAATATTATTTTCTAAACAAACAACCGAAGCATTTGAAAATATTATTGATAATCAATTTAACAATAATGAATTAATAAATATATTACAAATTTTATTTAGAAAATCTAATGATTTTATTATTTTAGATCATGATAAAATTATCCAAGTTTTAACAAATATTAATAATATTAATATGGGTAAAATAATTATTAAATATTTTTGTGATTATCTATCTTTTGATGATGTTATTAATTATATTATTGCATTTTTATTAAAAGATGGTAATAAATTTTATGAATATATTTACTTATTATCACAATATGATAATATTAATTATTCTAATAATAAAATAAAAATTAATAATAATGTTATACATATTTTATTTGATGCATTATTAGATAGTAATATACATTTTAATAAAAAAGGAAAATTATTTAATATTTATTATACAAAAGGAATTTATGATGAAAAATATAATTTAATATATAAATTATCATCTATATTAGATGGAGATGATATATTTAATAATATAAGTGATAACTCAAGTATAAAAAATATAGATAATATAGATGATTCGATATATAATTGTATTGCAAATATGAATCATTCGATATTATCATATATATTTAAAAAATATACACATAATTCAAATCCATTTGAATATTATATAGATATAGTTGATTCAATATTAGAATATAAATATAAAAATATATTAGAAATATTATTTGAATATAAAAAATTTATAAAAAATGATATTTTAATAAATGCAATTAATAATAATTTATTTATACTTGTTGATAAAATTATTAATGATACAAATATAATCTACAATGACATTTTAAATGATTGTATTAAAAAAGACAATTATATATCATTTAAGACAATTATAAATAAATATCCAAAATTAGTTAAAATTAATAAAATTGTAGATAATATTTTTGAATCAAAATATGTAAAAATTTTTATTTATTTATTATTAGATAATAATGAATTACATGATATAATTTATGTTTATACAGATAATATTCCACCACTATGGTATTATATTTTATTTAAAATGAATAAAAATACAAAAATTGGATTTTTCAAAAAAATGTTAACATTTATAAATCCAACTGAAAAATATAATGATATTCCAATTATATTATATACATATTTAGAAGATGAATATGAAATTACATTAGAATTATTTAATAATTTAATTAGTAAAAATAGTATTTATAAATATAAAACTGATGCAACTATTTATGATTTTTTTATTGATGATGATATAAATTATATACCAATAATTGTTAAATATTTAAAAAATGTTCCAACTAATTTTAATTATAATATAGATGATTTTAATAATATGGATTTACCAATAGATAATTTAATTATTTATATGATTATTGTAATTAATTTTATTATTTTATTTGAAATTGTTTTTAAAATTTCTTATATTGAAAATGATTTTGATATGTCAATAAATGAAGAAAATTGTTATCAAGAATATAGTACAAATGATAAAACATATTTTATTAATACAATAGAAAATACTATAGAAGATTATAATGATCGCAAAATTATTAAAATTAATGAAGAATTAGATGATAGTGATATTTTTTTTAAGTAATAATAAATTTAATAAAATATATTAAAAAATATATTTTATTAATATATAAACGAATTTAATTATATAATATATTTATAAATAATGAAAATTTATAATGCTTCATTAAAAGGTAATCGTCCTACAAATGAAGATAAACATAATATTATAGTAAATAATAAAATTAAATTATTCGGAATATATGACGGTCATGGAGGAACACATGTTTCTGCATTTTTAGAGAAATATATACCAGAATTTTATTGTTCATCAAAATTAACACCACCATTTGAAAAAGAATTGCATGAAGATATATTTGATTTTATACAAAAAAAAGTATTATCAACAAAAAAAGGTTTTAGTTCAGGTTCAACGTGTTGTATTGCTATCATTTATAATGATACAAAAAGTAATGAACAAATATTAAATGTTATTAATGTTGGTGATTCGCGTGCATGTATTGTTAAAAAAGATAATACAGTTAAACAAATCACAGTTGATCATAAACCCGATGAAGAAAAAGAGAAAACACGTATTGAAAAAACTGGAGGAGAAGTATATGTTGATACAGAAGGTATAACACGTGTAGGAGATTTATCATTATCAAGAGCAATTGGTGATGGAGATCAATTACCTCATGTTACACATAAGCCAGATATTTTTTATAAAAAATTAAATAAAACAAAATATATTGTTTTAGCATGTGACGGTTTATGGGATGTAATATTAAATGATGAATTAGGTGTTCTAATTGATCAATTTAAACAAAATATGTTAAATAACAAAACAACTTTAAATCCTGCAAAATCGTTAGCAGAATTAGCAATTACTCGAGGTTCAAATGATAATGTAAGTGTTATAATTGTTGATCTTGAAATTTAATATTCAATAATATCGATAATTTCTTCTTTTACATTAATATATGGTGATTTATTAATAATATCTATTTTATTAATAAGTGAAATATTTTCAGGAATCCATTTACTTTTTTCAGAATTAAAAACACATTCCATAATTAATTTATTAGTATTTTCAAATAATTTTTTACATTTTAATGAATGATTATAATTAGGAATATATGCAAAACCAATCATTTTTTTAATATATTTTTTATTATATTCAAAAATACCATATAATTTATAAATATCAGGAGTGTCTGTTTTAACTATTTCAAAATTATGAATAATTTTTTGATTATATTCGGAATTTTTTAATTCAAATTTATATATTTTCTTTTTATCTTCATAATTAATTGTTTCTTCTGTATTAGTATTATTTTCAATAACTAATGTATTATTTAATAATGATTTTTTTAATGTTTCATCTTCTTTGTCAAAAAGATAAATTAATTT